TGCAAGATGGATGTTGCAAAGCGCTTATCACAGATTACTGGAGTGGTAGAGCCTATAGAGATTATAGAGGAAGTTAGTGGATCTTAATTTTAATGATTTAATTGATATGCTGGACGGCGAAGAGTTTGATGAACGCCCAGTAGATCTAAGAACATTTGTCCAGAGCCCAGAGTATTTAGGCCTGCCACCATTATCTGAATATCAATATACTCTTATTGAAAAGAGTTCACAAATTTATAAAGAGTCTACCCTTGTAAAGTTGTTTGGCGAAGAAGAAGGCGTTAGAATGTTTAAGCAAACAGCCAATGAGGTTGTTGCTCAGCTAGGTAAAGGGTCTGGAAAAGATTACTGCTCAACTATATCAGTTGCCTATATAGTATATTTACTATTGTGCCTTAAAGATCCAGCATCTTATTATGGAAAACCACCTGGCGATTCCATTGATATTATTAATATTGCTATTAACGCACAGCAGGCAAACAACGTTTTCTTTAAGGGATTTAGAACCCGCATCGATAAAGCCCCTTGGTTTGTTGGAAAGTACACAGAAAAAGCTTCTGAAATTAAATTTAATAAAAACATTACAGTTCACTCAGGTCACTCAGAGCGTGAGGCATGGGAAGGGTATAACGTAATCGTAGTTATACTTGACGAAATTTCTGGCTTCAGCGTAGAAAATACCACTGGTCATGAGCAGGCAAAGACTGGAAGTCTTATCTATGAAATGTATCGTGCCTCTGTAGACTCACGTTTTCCAGATTACGGCAAGGTTATTCTGCTATCATTCCCAAGATATAAGAATGACTATATACAGCAAAGATACGACGACGTAGTAGCTGAAAAAGAAACGGTAACTAGAACACATCATTTTAAACTAGATGATACCCTGCCAGACAACACAGAAGGCAACGAGTTTGATATTGAGTGGGAAGAAGATCATATTTTATCCTATAAGTATCCTAGGATGTATGCTCTTAAAAGACCCACATGGGAAATTAATCCTACACGAAGTATAGACGATTTTAAAGTTGCGTTCTATAAAAATGCTCCAGATGCATTAGGAAGATTTGCTTGCATGCCATCAGAAGCAATCGATGCATTCTTTAAGTCTCGTGAAAAAATTGAGAAAGCATTTAGCAATATGTCATTAGCGGTAGATGAGTTTGGAAGATTTGAAAATTGGTTTGCGCCAGATCCAGACAAGGAATACTTTTTGCACGTAGACCTCGCACAGAAGCATGACCACTGTGCGGTATCAATGGCGCATGTTCAGAAATGGGTAAACGTAAAAGTAACAGACACTTATTCACAGCCTGCTCCAATTGTAGAAGTTGATGCAGTTAGATATTGGACACCTACTCCAGATAAATCTGTAGACTTTACAGAAGTTAAAGATTACATTCTATCTCTTAGAACAAAAGGCTTCAAAATTCGTGTTTGCACATTTGACCGATGGAACTCACACGACATGATGCAGCAGTTAAAGCAATATGGTATTAACACAGAAACATTATCAGTTGCAAAGAAACACTATGATGACATGGCTATGGTTGTTGCAGAAGATAGATTGAGCGGACCTGCAATTAAATTACTTATAGATGAATTGCTTCAATTAAAAATTATGAGAGACAGGGTTGATCACCCACGAAAAGGATCTAAAGACTTAGCTGATGCCGTTTGCGGTTCTGTGTATAACGCAATTAGTAGAAGCAGGCCACAGAATAACGAAGAGATAGACATACATACCTACAGCTCTTTGAAGTGGGATAGAGAAAAAGAAGAAGATGAAATAGTAATGAACATGATAAGACCACCGAGGATGCCTAAAAACTTATCAGATGTATTAGACGGAATGGAAATAGTATGAGTATATATCAAGAAAGAGCAAAAGAATGTAAGTGTTGCGGTAAGCATGTGCCGCTTCCTACAGTTTTAAAAGAGTATAACGGCACCCCGCTATGTCCCACAACCTTTTCTAATGTCGTGGAGTATAAAAGAATATGGAAGTCTTCTGGGTCAAGGCCGATGGGAAGTGTCAGAAAACATTTTTCTGAATACGTCCAGCAGTTAGTAGAAACAACCATAGATAAAAACGAGGATGGAACTGTAAATGAGTCTTGAAGACAAAGATGATGACGAGGTACTTGCCTACTATCTAGAAATAGGTGTTGTTAACTTAGAAGGTATGGATGAGAACGGCGAACTTATTTATTCTATAAATCAAGAAATGGCTAAGGAGTATGCGCCTGAGTTGTGGCAGTCTCATATTGATTATGTTGACAAGTCTTTAATAAATTTATATGAGGCGGGGCTTGCAGAAATAGAATACAATGAAGATCTGCAGGCAACAATACATTTAAGTCCAGAGGGTCAAAAGCTAGCCAAAGAAATGGGTTTAGTTGAAATGGATATATCTGACTTTAGGGATATTCCAAACGATTAAAAATTATGATATAATTATTACAGGATGCCCGTAAGGGGTCCTATAAATTAACTTATTCGCTTGAAGGAGGAATAAAATGGTAACAACATATACATGGGATCTTTTCAAGGATCCTTTTTTTATTGGATTTGATAGGGCCTTAGATACATGGAGCCACGCTCAAACAGTATCAAGTGCAACTAACTATCCACCATATAACGTAATCAAAGTAGACGAAGACAACTTTGTTGTCGAACTAGCAGTCGCTGGATTTGGTAAAACAGATATTGATGTATCAACAGCAGACGGCAAGCTTACAGTAAAGGGAGAATTGAAGACGGAGGATAACGATTCGAAGTTTATTCACCGTGGAATTGCTGCCCGTAAATTTACTCGTGAGTGGGCTCTTGGTGAATATATGGAAGTAAAGGCTGCGGAACTAAAGGATGGAATGCTTAAGATTGATATTGTACGCATTCTGCCAGAAGAGAAAAAGCCTAAGACTATCAAGATCAAATAAATAGTATAATAGATATCTGCACCCCGTCACTGGGGAGTCGCAGATGCGGGCATCGCTGCCCAGGATAGTCGGGGGAGACAGCGACTATAAATAACTGGTATAGTCCTGAGCATGACTGTAAAAAACTGCTCATTTAAATTAAAGGAGAATTATGTTTGAATACAGAGTTAAGCAAGTAACAAAGGTGGTAGACGGAGACACCATCGATGTTGATATTGATTTGGGATTCAGCATATCGTATTCTCAAAGACTAAGGTTGGCTGGAATTGATACTCCAGAGTCTAGAACAACAGATAAGTTTGAAAAAACACTCGGCATTGAGTCAAAAGATTATTTAAAACATAAACTTAAAGATGCTAAAGACGTAGTCGTGAGAACAGAAAAGCCAGACAGTTCAGAAAAATATGGAAGAATACTAGGATGGGTTTACGTTGACGGCAACACAAAGTCTTTAAATGAACAGATGATTGAAGATGGATATGCTTGGGGATACATGGGGGAAACTAAAGTCAAAGACTTTGCGGCTTTAGCTGAAAAGAGAAAAAAGAGCGGTAAGTAATGCCTATATATGAATACAAGTGTGAGTGTTCACCAGACAGTATTGTTCCAAAAGAAAGATCAATAAATTCTATAGAACCTAATTATCTATGTAACGAATGTGGTAGAAGATTACAAAGACATTATGGATCATTTGGTGTACAGTTTAAAGGTAACGGCTTTTATAAAACAGACAATCCTAAATAGTTCAATGATATAATTAACTAAGCAGACATAGTGTTTGTTTAGGAGTTATAGTTGACTAGGACTAAAGCATGGAGATTGTCATTAACATTCATTTTGATGTTTGGATGGCTATTTCTCACACCTGCCTATAGCGATGATCCACTTTCAGTTGCCGCTCAAGAGATAGCGGAACTAAACGAAAAGGTAACAAATCTTACAGAAGAGGCCGATACTAGAGCCTTAATAGACATAGCAGAAGACAAATACGATGCAGCAGTTGCCGCCAAAACGGCAAGAGATACTGCATATCAACAATATGATGCAGCAGTTACTGCAGAAGACACAGCATTTTCTGAAAAAACAACAGCTCAGGCAGCAGTAGATGGGCAAACAGTTACAGTAGCCACAGCCCTAACTAATAAGAATAACGCTCAAGATGCCCTTGATATAGCAAACATAAATCTATCTACAGCACAGTCATATATACAAGGTGGAGTAGGACTTGAATATACTGTTTATCACTTGTTAAGAGACGGCTATGTTAATGGACAGCATATAGCAGTACCTGGCTCTGTTATATGTACTGGCACATGGAACTCAAGTTCAATGCAACTTCCAGTTTGCGGATATTATGAAGATATTATTGTTAAATTTACTGGCACAATAACTGTTCCTTCCTGGTTTACAACAACAAAATTTGCAGGATATACAGATGATGGTTTTAGAATGTATGTTGATGGAAACCTTGCTGTTGATAACTGGGTAGAACAAGGAACAACATGGAGTCCATATTCGCCAATATATGATGTAAGCGTAGACAAGACTTTAGATGTAGAAATATGGTGGTACAACGGTGGAGGTCCAGGATCCTACCATCTTGGATGGGCAATTCCTGGAGGCTGGACTGGTGCAGGTTGTGACTATGCTGGAAATCCAAGGGTATGGGGACAAAACTTTAGTTGTAATCTTAATACATTTTCTCATGGCACACAAGCAAGTCAAGAACAAATTAATGAATATAATTCTGCATTAGCAACACAACAATCGGCACAGGCGGTATACAACGATAAACTATCTGTATATAATTCTGCCAACTCAACTTTAACTACATACAATCAAACTTTGACAACTAAAACAACAGCATATAATAATGCAGTTACAGACAAATCAAATAAGTTAACTGCAAAAAATACTACAGAATCTACATATGATCAGTCTATTATTAATTTAAATAATGCAATTGAAGACGCTTGGGATCTATATAATGAAACTTGGTTGTTTGAAGAGCAACAAAGAGTAGCAGCAGCTATTGCTACCGCCCTTGCTAATATGCCACAGCCAACACCAGAACCAACAGTTGAACCTACTACAGAGCCTACTCCTGAACCTTCCCCAGAGTCTTCTCCAACTC